TTGATTGGGGTTGTTATTGTTGTTATTATTGAATCCTTGATTGGGGTTGTTATTGTTGTTATTATTGAATCCTTGATTGGGGTTGTTATTGTTGTTATTATTGAATCCTTGATTGGGGTTGTTATTGACACATGGGTTATTTCCATGACCAGTTGTTCTTTTATTTCGTCGTCTATTATATGTCATAATTTATATTTTTTATTATTATTTAAATTATAACTCGATAAATATCATAAATGTTATAATGTTATAAATTAAAATATAAAATATATTATTATTATATGAATGATAAACAATTAGTTATAAATATAGAAAATATTTATTTTAATATTAAAATAAATAAACAGATTCTATATAATAAAACACGACAAATATATATTCATATCAAAAATACAATGAGTCATTTACACTCTTGTTTTGAGAAAAAAATTATAACAAAATCAGTTTATGATATTAATATGGATGAATTAGAATCCATATTTGATATGTATACATTTGTTCGAAATGAATCTAATAATATAAGATTATATAATTATAAGATTGTAAAAATAAATAAATCAATTGCTGTATTGGAGACAAATTTAAATATATTAATTCAAAAGACTGGTTATAACAACATTATAAGTTATATAACTGATATTTTAAATATAGACATGTTAATAGAGTATCCAACTTATAAAAATATATTAACCTTTTATAATAGTTTTTTTATACCATGTTCCTTTAAATTTGAAATACAATCACGATATATTAAAACTGTAAAAATCGTTTTAAAAAAAAGGACTAAACTAAGTACAACAACTCTAATAGAGAAACTTGAAGGGGCTGTATTAATATATTATTTCAAATCATATAAAGTCACCTTAACTGGTATATTTAAAAAAGACCCTCTAAATAGTTCCAGATTGAATGGATATTTTGAAGAGAAATATATTAACATTATCAAACAAATTCAAATAGTCGATACAACATATGATTTTAAACATAAATATTTAGACCAAATTTCACTACGTGATTTTGTTGTTTTGCCAGAAAATGAGATATTACATTTAATTGAAACCGGATATAACGATCTTGTTATATATCGCCAAATGGCAATATCGTCTTTAATAAAAGACTTTATGACATGTGATATAGAGAAACAGCGGTATATTCTAACATTATTTGTTATTTCTAATAATGATGACCAATTTTTAGCGCGTATTATTTATGATATTTTAGAGAACAATGATAATCAATATGAATTGATATACTCAACCATGCATAGAAGTGTTCAAAAACTATTTAAATCGGTTTTATTACATGCTGAAAAAAATAAAATATTATACAATAATATTAGCGAGAACGACATTCCATATGATAAAAGAATACATCTAATGAAAGTCCCAGAATATATAAAAAAAAAAGCATATGATAAATTGAAAGACATAAAAGGAAGTAAGGATAATTCTGTAAAGGCACTTCAATATTTAGATGGTATATTACAAATACCTTTTGACATTTATAAAAAAGAGGCAATTTTGTCATTCATCGAAAATTATATTAGTACTGTAGATGTTAAAATAAAATATATTAAATCGACATCCAATATTCTACAAAATTCACCTCTATATGATATAATTAACAAATTAACAGAAACATTTAAATCAATAAAAACAGATCAGTCTATAAATTTATATATTAGGTCTACTGTTTATATATTACATCAGTTAGGCGAATATATTACATCTAACTCAAATATTAATATTAAGTATTTATCAAAAACAGACGTTGTTACTATTTTAAATATTTCAGATACACAAAATATATCTTCTATAATAAATGATACTGATTCGACAGATTGTTCAAATAGTGGGTGCGAATCTGATAATATTGATTCTGGTGGAGATAATCCAAGTAGTAGTGACGATTCAATTAATAGTGGAAAATCGAGCGTTGATATTAAACATATTAAAAAATATGATGATTGTGCATCACCCATTATAAGTTATCTCAACGAATCCTCTATTAATGAAGATATATCATTGGTTGATGACAAGTATGATGTAAAATTAAATGAATTACTAATAACGTCCAAAATACCACCAATTGATAAAATCAAAGAATATATGGACCAAATCAAAAATATCCAACATCTAAAAACAATCCTAATAGATAATGATAATCTAACACCTACTACAATACAATTAATGAATACTAAAATAAAAGAAATAACAACTGATATTGGAGTATTGGGGTCATTAGATAGTAATGTTATTAATTGCGACAATTCACAATGTGACAATTCTCAAAGTGATGAAACAATAATAAATAAAGAAATATTACATATAGTGGAAATATACTTTAATATAATATACGATTTTATATATAAATGGTTAGAATACAAGAAGGCAAAGATAATATATATTAATAATGCAAATAGTATATTAGACAATTGTATATATGGACATATAAATGCTAAAAAACAAATAACTCGTCTAATTGGACAATGGATGAATGGTAAGATGACAGGTGGATGTATCGGGTTTTGTGGACCACCCGGTGTAGGGAAAACAACACTATGTAAAAATGGATTATCTAAATGTTTAATAAATGACGATGGAACGGTTAGACCATTCGCATTTGTTCCACTTGGTGGTTCTAGCAATGGTCCTTTATTGGAGGGACATCATTATACATATTTGGGATCAATATGGGGTAAAATAGTAGATATATTAATTTCAACAAAATGTATGAACCCAATTATATATTTTGACGAAGTAGATAAAATAAGTAAAACAGAACAGGGCAAGGAGATTATATCAATTCTAACACATATAACCGACCCATCCCAGAATACAGAATTTAATGATAGGTATTTTGCTGGAATACCAATTGATTTATCGAAAGTATTATTCATATTTTCATATAATAATTCAAATGCAATTGATTATATATTAAAGGATAGAATACATGAAATTCAAATTAAGGGATTAACGAGGAATGAGAAGATAAAAATAACAAAAGACTATATATTACCTGAAATACTTGATATAGTTGGATTTCACAGAGATGATATTATTTTAAAAAAGAATGAAATAGAGTATTTAATAGATAATTATACATATGAAGCAGGTGTGCGGAAACTCCACGAACACTTACTTGTTATTATAAGAGAGATTAATTTACAATTAATACTTAATAATATAAAAACACCATTCACTATAACGACTTATTATATAAAAGATGTATTTAATGATAAACCTGTTATAAAAATAAAACGGATTGCTGACAAACCATATATTGGATTAGTAAATGGATTATATGCAACGAGTGCTTCTATTGGTGGTTTAACTATTATAGAAGTATTAAAGACACCTTCTACTCAAAATTATTCATTACATTTAACTGGACAACAAGGTGATGTAATGAAAGAGAGTATGTATTGTGCGAAAACACTTGCATGGAATCTGTTGCCTAAATCAGTTAAAAGAACCATTAAGGCCGAATGGGATAAAAATGGACACTGGGGATTACATATACATTGTCCAGAAGGCGCTACTCCAAAAGACGGTCCATCAGCAGGATGTGCGATAACAATAGCAATTATATCACGAATGTGTGATATTGCTATTAAGAATGATATGGCATTAACTGGTGAGATTGATCTAAATGGAAATGTATGTGAAGTAGGGGGTATTAGTTCAAAAATAGACGGTGCTATTAAAGCAGGTGTTTCGACAATCTTTATTCCACGTGATAATGAAGATGACTATAACAAATATATCGATAAACAGAATGAATCATTATCGTCAAGTAGTGAGAGTTTCGACGGTGAAGAAAATTTACATAGCCCCGATAGTCCTGTATATAACGATATAAACATAATATTAGTATCACGAATAGAAGAAGTGATCGATCAAATATTTGTTAAAAAAATAAAATATAACACTATATGTTAATGTGTTACCCTTCCGTTGCGTTTATTATTTTCATATTTATATTTTTAACCCTGTCGTTTAATTCTAATATTTTACTAAATTTATATGTATTATCTTTAAGGTAAATAATTGCCTCTTCTTCTTTATCATATATAATATAAGAAGATACTGGTTTTTCATAAACAAATAATATATCTATGAGTTTTTGGGTTATATGTGATGTTATAAATATTGTTTCCGCAATATATTCTTTTGATAATAATTTAATTTCTTTTATAAAGTCTGCCTGTCTCTTTATAAAGTTCAATGGTGGCATTGTTAAATCTTTTATGTTTATAATAAGTATCATCTTGCCGTTATTTTTAATACATAAGTTAAATAAATTATAAAAATTACATATGTGTTCTTGAAATCCTTCATCTGTATATTTACTATTTGTGAATTTAATTTTATAATAAGGATAATTAGATGTATTATATATAACTTTCATTACATATAATAATATTAAAATATTTATAAATCAACTATGTCAACTAAACAATACTTGATAATATTTTTGAATCAATTTGGTCATTTATAGTATTATCATTAGTTTGTTCAAAATCACACCATATTACATTATTTGAACAGAAGGTATTTGACGTAGATACAATATTATACATATATTTAGGACGATTCATAATCTTAACTGCCATTATTGAATTAAAAACAGGAATCCATTGTTTATTTTCATATATAATCATGGATCCTGTACATATAACACCACAATAGTTATATAATGGTTGTTCTTCGTAATTAGATATTTTGAATTTAACAACACCTCGAATTGAGTCCTTTTCTTTTAACATATCACCTATTCGACAGTCTTTGATTTTCTTTTTACCATCTAATGTATTAATAATGGTGTTTGACGAAACACCCCATTGATATAATGTTTCATCTGTTATAATATTATTTCGTTCACTCTGGTTATTTAATTTATTTAATATTAAATTATACATATAACTCATAATTTCTTTATTAGTTGTTTCAATATAATCGGCATATATTTGATTCTTTATAGATAGTCTAGCAGTAGATGTAGATAAACAATATATATATTTCTTTTTATAATTAATCTTATATGATAATTTAGAATCTTCGACTCTTAACCATTTATTATCTTCATTTATTAGATGACTACCTGATACTATAATATCCTTATAATTATACATATCAACACCATTGCTTCTAAGTTTTAATATACCTATAACTTCGGTATTATTTTTTAATATGTCGCCTACTTTAATATTTTTGATTTTTATAGTTGAATTATCAGTATCTATTTCTGTATTAGGGTCGAAACACGTAAAAAATCGAAGGACACCTCCAATTGTTCCGTTCCATACAGTACTTAATGTATAGAATGCATATTTTAGTAACCCAAACAAATCAACAAATATATTAAATATATTACCAACAATGGTTATTATTTGTTTAAATAACCACGCAATACGGACTGATATATTGTATATCTTGCTTGTTATACTACCTATCGCATTTGTCAACCCAGTCCTAATATGTGTAATCATCACCCTTATATTATTTATACTATTAACTATATCGGTTATTAAATCTGTTATTACTGATATAATCGCCGTAATAGGAGCAATCATTGTATTAAAAAACCCTTGAAACATTCCTAGTTGACATTCTTTATAATTCTGAGAAGCACTTACACCAGATGGTCGAATACCAGGAATTCCAGCGGCAATCATGCCATGTGGTTTACATCGTTGATTCTTCCAATCTGATTTTAAGTATTTTATTTTTCGATTCATTGCCAGTCCTAATAATGCTGCACTAGCAGTTGTAACTCCAATACTAAATGTAAAATAAGGAAATACCATTAATATTATAAATATATAAATTTAATAGTTATTTACTTTATATCGAGTATAAATATTTTTATTTTTATAGAATCAATAATTATAAAATGTCTCGTTTAAATAATCCAGAAGATACAAAACTAGTTCAGGATTTTAACAAACTAACCGAAAAAGAAAAGGAAAATTATATTATGGGATTCAAATTAGGTTATAACTTATATCAAATGAAGGATAATAAAAATATCATATATTTTGTTAATAAAATATATAATTATAACGGAATATCTTACACACCATCACTAGAAATAAATACAAGTAATGGTATTAATACTAATTTACTTAATAATTTTGAAGACGTGTTAAAACAATGTAATGACATTCAACGTAAAACATTGGTTTCTTTATTAGAAACATATATTCAAAATGAAAAAAAATACACCGAGTCGGCAGAAAGATTAAACGAATTGAAGAAACTCATTCGTAAAAATACTACATTAAATCAACATCGTAACGTATTTAATGCTCAGAGTAGATTTGTACAACTATATGAATTATATAAAGCAAATCTAGACACTTCTTTTAAAGACTTAAATAATCAAATACAACATATTAAATATAATGTTGATAAATCATTTACTGAACCAGTTGTCGAGGAACCAGTAGTTGTTGAACCAGTAGTTGTTGAACCAGTTGTCGAGGAACCAGTTGTCGATGAACCAGCAGTTGTTGAACCAGTTGTTGAACCAGTTGTTGAACCAGTTGTCGAGGAACCAGTTGTCGAGGAACCAGCAGTTGTTGAACCAGTTGTTGAACCAGTTGTCGAGGAACCAGTTGTCGAGGAACCAGTAGTTGTTGAACCAGTTGTCGAGGAACCAGTAGTTGTTGAACCAGTAGTTGTTGAACCAGTTGTCGAGGAACCAGTTGTTGAACCAGTTGTTGAACCAGTTGTTGAACCAGTAGTTGAACCAGTTGTTGAACCAGTTGTCGAGGAACCAGTTGTTGAACCAGTTGTTGAACCAGTTGTTG